TTTATCGTGCCATCTGGAAGCACCGCCACGTTTTCTAAATCGAATTGCAAACCTTTAGTCAGCTCAGGGTCAAGTTCAACGATGCCGCGTGCAAGTAACGAGTTAACAAGCATTCGATTATCCTCTAATGATGGGTTGACTGTTGGCACCATCATTTGATTGTTGCTCAATCCAAACTTCTGCCTAATAACGGTGTAATAGTTAAGGTTATCCTGCACTAATGCACTCGATGACTTGCCTGAAGCATCGCCAGTTACTTGGTAAAGTGCATTGCCATACTTCGAGAGTATAACATCGCATAGCTGATAGATGTCGCTGTTGGCAAGTTTAATAGTTTCCTTAACTCTTATGGTCATCGGTGGAACAACTTGCACCACCGAGCAACATATCGGATTACGGTTAAAGTCAAACGTTAAGATGATGGGCAGTTGTTTGTTTAGTGTTACTGGTACGAGATGCTTTGCTGAATCGTAAGCATACGCCCATCGGTTGCCATCCATGTCAAAGTTTGTCCAATCGCCTCCGATAAACTGCCTTCGATAACGTTCATCCATTCGCCCCCAAACCTTTCGCTGCTCATCCGTTACGAATGCATTATCATCTGGCATGGCTAACTGATAATAAAACTCCTCTCCCAACTCGCCCTTTAAATACGGGATATGTATTTCATCCTTAATCCACGTTTGAGTCGGGTTGAACGTTGCTAATATCAAAGGTGTTGGCATCTTATCAATGTACCAAGAGCCAACACGCGAGCTGCCGATGTTCCATAACTTCTTGCTCAACTCCTCGATTTGCTCAAAGTAAACTCCGTTCGTTTCAAGTCCTAAGAATGCATTTAGTTCGGGGTCATGGCTTATGTTCTCAGCCATAAAAAATATCTTTGATTTGGTTTTGGTGTTCTCAACAAAGTAGTTTGACTTATCGCGGCTCCATCGGTAGTGCTGCATGCCATCGATAATCTTTTCAAATGTCGGTATGATGGTTTTAACTAACTTCGGAAAGTCGGAACGGATAACGTGCCACTTTGATTTCGGGTACATTGCCGCCAAACGCAAACAAATGGTTGCGCAAATAAACGATTTACCGCCTCGAATAGCACCGCCATAAAGTAAGTTGCGCTTCTCAGTTGCTCCCTGCGCTGCGGCCATTGCTTGAATGTAAAAGTCATACTGCTTTGGATTGGCTTGTAAGTCAACGTTCATTAAATTTCAATCTTTGTGCCATCAGGCATCGTAACCGTTGTTGGTGGTCGCGTGTCGGTGATGGTGGTTTCGGTTTTGGTTATTTGCTCTTCTATTCCGTTATTCAATGTGTCAATGGCTTTGGCATTGCCCATCTTTGCGTTGTTGAAAAGGCTATCAACGTAGTCCTCTAAATTATTGGCGCCAGTTAACTTTTCAATAATCTTTTGAGTTAGTAACCTTTCGGCACGCTTAACCTCCCAACCTTTGCTCTTTGATTCAGGTGTCGGTTGGTTGTCTTTAGTAAATGATACGCCAGTTTCGAGTCCGTTCATTCTTACTCGAGGTTTTTTCGGTGTTTTATCATCGGATTTCATACTACAAAGATAAGAATTATTTTAACATGCTCAATAATTCCATTTGCACCTGCTCAAATGATGTGGCAATAATGTAATGACCGCCATCGGATTCAACTGCCGCCTTACGTTTTAATTGCGCTTCGCCTATTCGGTCACTTGGACTTTTGACTTCGATTGCAAATAGTTTCCCTTTCAATATACATTGTATATCCTCCATACCTTTATTCAACCCTGAAATATAACCAATACCTTTTCGATAACGGCCCTCGCTACTGATTCGCCTCGCACTATTGCAGTTGTGTACTGATTTCAAATATGCAATGATCAGGTCGGTAAACTTATTTGTGTTAAAAGCATCTTTGGTTTCTTTGTGTTGGATTACATTGTTTACTGGCAGGTCAAGATGGTTTGTTGTAAGCTCGGTTTTGCGTTTCTTAACTACTTTCTTTTTTGTAAGATTAAATCGTTCAACATTCAATATATCGTGAAATCTTGGTTGCATCTTTGTTCGCTTCCAAGCGTGATAAAGTTGTTCAAATTCTTTTATGCTAAAAATCTTCATTTGGTTTTAGGTTTGATGTGAATACTGGTGAATTATTATTTATTGCCTCATTTATATCTCTAAACTTTGTGTACTGCCCATCCCAACCAAGTAAGATGTCATCAGTTGTTGCACCATTTCGGTGTTTTGCAATAATAAACTGCGCTTTTCCTGCTGTGCTGTTTCCATCGTTGTCCTCCATTATTCCGTGATATTCAGGTCTGAATAAAAACGTAACCATATCGGCATCCTGCTCAATGCTTCCACTCTCACGCAAGTCCGACAATATAGGTGTTTTATCTGAACGTTCCTCCACCTTTCGGCTTAATTGTGATAGTGCAATAATTGGAATATTTAACTCTTTAGCTATGGCCTTTAATCCGCGTGAAATATATCCAACTTCCTGCTCGCGGCCGTTAACATTGTCAACCTTTCCTGAAGTCATTAGTTGAATGTAGTCAACAATGGCAAGTTTAATATTGTGGTCACGTTTAAGTTTTTTAAGTTTAACCTTAAATTCAAACACTGATATTGCAGGTGTGTCATCAATAAATATTTTACTATCAACTAACCTTTGGCACTTTAAACGCTTGCGTTGAACCTCATCATCATTAAGGCCAGTGCGCATAAACTTCTCCAAAGGTATCTCACATTCGGCACTTTGCAATCTATTCATAAGTTGCATTGATGACATTTCCAAACTAAAGAAAGCAACTGGCTCATTAAATTCAACTGCCGCATTTCTGGCAATATTTAGCACAAATGCAGTTTTACCCATAGCTGGTCTTGCTGCTAAAATTATTAAATCACTACTTTGCCAACCTCCAGTAATCGCATCAATGTCAAAGTAACCACTTGGAACACCGCTTACGCCTTGCTTTGACCTAATTTCAATATTTCGCTTTTCGGATTCAAAGAATAGGTCAGTAACATTGTCAAACTTTCCAACGTGAATAGTTTGCGTTACCTTGTCAATCATATTCTGCCCTTTTTCAAGCATTTCAAACGCATCTACGTTATCTTGGTAGCTTTCCTTTATAATACCTGCGGACATCAAAATAAGTTCTCTCTGCGTGTACTTTTGAAATACTATCCTTGCATTGTATTCTACATTGAAATCGGCTTTATTGCATAAGGTTGTTAGATAATAAGTGCCTCCTACTTTCTCCAAATTGCTTGTGCGCTTTAGTTCGGTGTTAACAGTTACTATTGTTATCGGACTTGATAGTTTATAGAGTGTAAAAATAGCCTCAAGTATTATTTTGTGGCTTTCCTTGTACATCATGTCGGGCCTAAAGAAATCAACTATTTCATCAATACAACTTGCGCGAATAAGTATTGCACCAATGATTGATACCTCTAAATCATCGGCTTGTGGTGGTAGCTTTCCCCATTCAATGTTGGCATCATCATCAATGCGGACTGTTTTCTTTTTATTTTGCATTTGTTTTGTTTTTAGATCCAAAGTTTCCGCGAGCCTTTGGTTGTTCATTTTGCACCTTTGTTGGCATCGGCTTCAAGTGAGGTATAACATTGCGTATGGTGTTTTTCCAGTTCGTTATTGGTTTGCCGTAGCCATTACACCACCCATCATCAACGAATGTGTCATACTTTGCTGAAATTGTTTCCTTTAGCCTATCAAAGTCAATGTCCAATGTTTGACAAAAAGAAAGAAATTCCTCGCGGGCGGGTGCGCCTTTTTTATCACTCACACTATCACTTTCATTTACACTTACATTATCACTTACACTTACATTTAGGCTTTCAATTAGCTTTTTATTGGTTTCCGAAAAAGCCAACCCTTTTGTTTGGTTTTCTTCGCTTTTCGGCCTGCCTCCTTTTTTTCCGTTTTCAGATGCTTTCTTAACACGCTCTTCGTAATTGGTCATATTGCGTATAAGGTTAGGCTCAATGAATGACCACACCAATTCAACCAGCGCATCAGATAGGTCAACTTCGCCATCTGAATGGAATTTAAAAAGGTTTGATAATATGATTGCCTTTTGAGAATCGTTTAATTTAGATATGGCAGGCCACCATTCAGAACGGAGTATGAATGTATCTTTCATTGTTTGTATTGATTTGATGTGTATTTAAAATTATCCACTACCATTGCTTTTTGTATAGCGTGATAAATTGTTTCCGCGTATATTGGCAGAATTTTGCCACTCGGTGATTTGATGTAAAATGTTTTCATTTGATTAAATTAAAAAAGCCTGTAAAACTTTGCGCAGGATTCCACTTCTACGCTCGGTTATACAGGCCAATAAGGTTATGTTTCTATATTGTGGAATCGAAACAACGATGCAAATATAAGTATTATCTACTTAATCTGCAAATTACGATGTGTTGCTATGCTGCAACCAGTAACCTCAACACCATCCTTTAACGCTGCCTTGATTGCTGCCTTATCTGCTTGCTCGGTTACTTTAACTACCTTGTAAAGTGATGGCAAAGCATTCACATCTTGCACCTCAACTGTTTCCGATTTGCGAAAGTTAATCTTAACCAATGGTGTCTTGATTTCTTCAATCTGGAATGTGTCCATTGCGTGTTTTATGCGCTCTTTAAGGTAATCTGAAGCCTTTTCACGTTGCTTTTTTGCTGCTTGCAATCTCTTTATTTCAGCATCAATAATTTCAACATCTGCATCCATTTGCTTTATTACAAATGAATAGGCTACTGATTTATTCTGCAACTGTTCTTCAGTTATTGCAAGTGCTTCCTCAAGAGAGGGGGTTAACTCACCCCCATTCTCTATAAGTTCTTCTGCTAATTGGTTATAGCTTTGTTCGATTTGATAGATTGTTAGTTTCATTATGCTTCGGTTTTAGATGTTAATGAAATAGTTGTTAATTTAGCTTTCATATCATCTTTTGCAGCTAACACTCTTAAGTCAAGTTTAATGTCTTTAGGAACTGCTTTCCAAATAGCTTGTAATTCATTTAACGAAACACACACTTGAATGTCATTGATAATTTCATCAATAGTTGTGTCAACCTCAACGTGTGTAGCTTCTTCAGTAGTCACTACTTGCATTTCCTCTGGCACATAAACTGGTCCGCTAAAGATGTCGGGGCAATACCATTTAACACCATTGCTTATAGCCCTTGCAAATAACATATTCTTTGGGAACTTGTCAATATTCTTGGTAAGTGCTTTCCTTGCATCCTCAATAGTGAATGTGCTATTACCAATCTTTGTGTTACCTTGATAAAAGTCAATGCTGCAAACCTTTTCTGATGCTTCTACAACACGATAGTCATATTTGCCACTACCTTTTAATCGTGATGCAATAAGACCTGCTCCTATTGTTGGTTTGCCTTGAATGATGTGAATGCCAGTCATTGCAGCGAATGGAGGTATGCCGATTTCTTGCCCTGCTTGAATCTTCACTATTGCTTGGGCTGCTGACTTTGTGTCTGAAAACATTCCACTCTCTGCGAATGCTTTCGCCAAGTTCATAAGTTCTGAAATTGGCAGTTGTTGTACGATTGAAACTTGTGTGTTCATTTTGTTAGTTTTTAAGGATTATTAAAATGGTAAATCATCATTACTTATTGGTGCGCTTGGCTTTGAATACTCCACCTGCGGATCGTTTGTTTGCGTAAACGGATTCGCATCCACTTTCCAACATACTATCGTGTTGAAAACTTTAACCTCGCCTTGCGGTGATGTCCATTCACGACCTCTGATGTTGATGTGAGCTTCAATGTCTTGACCAACTGAAAGTGAATCTGCTATTGCGCAGGCTTTCTGCTGCAATTCGATTGATACTATTTGTGGGTACTGGTCATTTGTGGTGAGGATTAGTTCCCTCTTTGAGAACTTACCATCACTAACTGTTTGCGTTGCGCCTATGCGCTTGATTGTGCCTTTGATTGTCATTTTGTTTTATTATTGATTGTGAGTATTAACTTTTGGCTTGTATAAAAATTGGTCTAATATGACCTCAACGAATGATGGGTTAGTGATTATATCCTTGCCGCCGATTTCGAGCTCCCAGTTGTCGCATTCCCTTGCAAGTCCGCATAGTTTCATAATCCAGTCGGCTTCTTTAAGTTCAAAGGTAGCTTCGATTTGACCATCGACATCCCAAACGTAGAATGTTTTGCTGTCTGATTCGTACTCGATGCGCATTTGGCTTCCATCTATTTTCCAAGATGTAACGCTTGTAATTGTTTTGGTGATGTTTTGGTGTGTGTTCATTTTTAAGATAGTTTTTCGGTTAGTTCTGTGTAAAATTCGTGTGAAAAGTCAAGTTGTTTTTTTGTGTCGGTATCAATTAAATCGGTTACCATATAACCTGCATTGATTCCGCATTCGTGATCTGCTGGCTCCCATTCAAATGTAATGGTGAGGTTTACTGTTTTAGTTTTTGGCATTGTGTGTGTTTTGTTAGATTAATAATGTTGGACAAATGTAGTTATATTATTTAAACCTACAAATTTATTTTATGTTTATGAATAATCTTTTAACAATTTTTAACATATCTCTTTGCAAGGTTATAGACCTTAAAATGTTGTGGTTTCCAGTTAGCGACACGATTTCGGAGTATATTTTTCACTTGTTCTTGAGTCATAAAACATTTTTCACCAATGGTAACGAATGGGCCTTTACCTGCATTGCGGCCATATGTTTGCACTCGTTCAAGGTTAATCTGCTTAATAGCATCGTAAATAATTTGTAGTTGTTCGGGTGTTGGTTTATTATTCATATTATTTCTTTGTTTCGGTATCTAAATAATCTATTTTTTTCTTAATGTCCATCATTGAATTATATTCTAATTCAACTTTTAATGAGTTAATAATTTTACCAGCGGTATTGGCTAATTCCTTGCCTACATTTAAACCCATTTTTCCTGCTTTCATTTTAGTGTAATTATCACTTAAGCTATTTCTTAATTCTACGATGTTTTGCATATTCTTTTTGTTTTTATGATTAATCTTTTAATTTCTAATAATGATGGATTATTTTTTAATTGCTCAATTGTAAATCCGTTTTTTTCTCTCAATAATTTTGACACATATCTATCAGTTACATTTTCTCTTCTGTTAGCTTCCAATAAGCGTGTCTTATTATTAATTTCAGTTTTGTTTTTTTGAAAGTAATTTTTTGCAGTATGAATATTTCTTTTGTGGTTTTCATTTCGCCAAACTTTTTTTATTTCTACTTTACAATCAAAACAATACTTTGACAATAACTGTCTACCTATTAATGAGCAATTGCATTTAATACATTTGTTTTCAATTTGCTTTGTTAATTGAATTGCTTTTTTTTTAGCATAAACTTTTGGCCTTGACCTTTCATTGTATTCTTTGACCTTGTGTTTATTTTTTTCAATCCAATTTCTTTGCATTAAGTAATTACAACTTTTACAATACGAACGTAATCCCGACTTGACACTATTGTCTTTGCAAAATTCAGTTAGTTGCTTTTCGCATTTACATTTGCTACAAGTTTTCATAGTTCTGACATTATTAATATTTCGTTTGTATTCATTTTCTTTGCTTTCCGCATAGCCATATAAACATTATTCGCTAATCTTTGCTTGAAGTCCTTTGCACTTTCAACTGATGCAAAATCTTCGCTCCAGTCCTCCGCAATTTTAGATTTGTTTTTCAACCTCTCAACGATTGAAGATATTATCTTGGTTATTTCGTGAGGTTTCATTTTCGACATCATAGCACATTCGATTGTGTTCAGTCCACTATTATAATTTAACCACACCTCCCAATGTTCTTGGGTTATCGTTGCAGGCTTTGGAACGTGAACATAGCTGTCACA